ATCGCGGCGAGCCGCGGGCGGAAACTGTCCTTGACCAGCGCGTAGCGCGCGGGATCGACCACCGTCTCGGCGCCGGCGTGATCGCGGATAGTGACGGCGGTCACCTCCGTCACCGGGGCAACCGGCAAGGCCTGGCCGTCCGGCTCGCGCCAGCCCGAGAGCGTCAAGGAAAACCCGCGCCGGATCAGCGCCTTGCCGCTGCGCGCCTCGACCGCGGCGATCGCGGCGCGCAGGTAGCGCTCCAACGCGGCATCCTCCGACCCGTCATCGGGAAACCCGGTGCCCAGGCGCAGATGCGCCCCCAGTTCCGCGACCGGCAGAACCGCCGACTCGACCGGCGCCAACTCGACTAACATCATGGAAAAACTCCGGAAAACCTGTCGTATGGGGCGCGCGGCCCCGCGCCGTCCTGGCGGAGGGAAGCAGCTGGATGACGCGGGCGCCACGCGCCCCGGCCGGCGCGGGAGACCCGCGCCGGCCCTCGCGCGGCCGTCACCCTTCGGCTCAGACCGCCGCGAACTTCATCAGCTTGATCGCCGCGAAATCGCTGACGTCGCCGCCCACGCGCTTGGTGGCGTAGAACAGCACATGCGGCTTGGCCGAGAACGGGTCGCGCAGGATGCGCAGGTCCGGCCGCTCGGCGATGGTGTAGCCGGCGGCGAAATCGCCGAAGGCGATGGCCGTGCTGTCGAGCGCGATGTCGGGCATGTCCTCGGCGATCAGCACCGGGTACCCCATGAGCCGGGCCGGTTCCCCGGCGGCCAGCCCGTCGGACCAGAGGAAGCGGCCATCCGCATCCTTCATCTTGCGCACCGCGCCAGCGGTTTTGGAGTTCATGACGAAACTCGCATTGGCGCGGTAGCGCGCGCCAAGCGCGTAGACCAGGTCGACGATGGCGTCGGCCGGGTTGGAATCTGCGAAATCCCCGTCCTTGCCCGAGGCGACATAGCCCAGCTTGCCCCAGTCCCAGGCATCCTGCGCGACCGTGGGATGGCTCAGGAAGCCGGTGGGCTTGTCGGCCCCGTCCCCGGCGACGAAGGCCGCGGCCTCGGCGCGGGCGAACTTGTCGGCGATCCGGGTCGCCAGCCAGCCCTCGATGTCGAAGGCCGCATCGTCCAGCAGCCGCTGGCTGGCCTTGGGCAGCGCCGAAAGCTCGTGCAGCGGGATCGGGATGCGGTCGATCTGGGGGGTGTCGGTCTCGCCCACCGCGGCGGTCTCGGTGGCCCAGCCCGCGCCGAACTCGCCGTGATCGACCAGCACGTCATAGGCGGTCGCCTCGACCTGCACCACGTTCGCGATCGCCCGGATCGACGCCGTCGCCTTCAGCACGCCCTGGATGCGCGCCGCGGTCTCGGGATCGACCAGGTAGCCGCCCTCGGCCGCCACCGCCGAGGAGAGCGCCTTCTCCTCCAGCTCCAGCGCGCGCAGCGCATCGTCGTCGCCCGAACGCAGATAGGCCTGGAAGGCCTTCTGATGCGGCGCCCCGGTCTCGGCCGCGGCGGCCAGCGCCGGGCGCCTCTGGGTCATGGTTTTGCGGTCCAGCATGGCAACTCGCTCTTCCTGTTGTTGAAGCCTGGTCTTGATGTCATCTTGGAATTCCCTGAAATCGCTCAGGAAACCGGCAATGGCGGTCTTCACCTCGATTGCCGTGGCACGGCCGGTCCGCCCGGCCGCCTGGTCGGTCTCGCTCATCTTTCGGTCCTGTTGCTGATGATGGTTTCGCGCCCGTCAGTCCCGGGCGATCAGGCGCCCGGCCTCGGCGAAGGTCTCGGCGACGGCCCGGGCCAGCGCCTCTTCCTCCGCGACGGTCTTGGCGCCGATCCGCGCCTCGGGCAGCATCGGGAAGGTCACGAGGGACACTTCCCAGAGATCGAGATCGGCCAGCAGCCGCCGGCCCTTGCCGTCCCGCTCGGCCTTGACCGTGCGGTAGCCGATGGAAAGCCCGTCGATCGCCCCCGCCCGGATCAGCGCCAGCGCCTCGCGCCCGCGGGCGATGGCATCGAGGATGCGCCCCCTGACATAGAGGCCGCGCGCGTCCTCGCGCACCTCGTCCCAGACCCCGATGGGCTGGGCCGGATCGTGCTGCCAGAGCATCTTGACCCGCCGTCCGGACCCCGCCAGCGCCTCGAGCGACCGGGCATAGGCCCCGCGCGCAACCGTGTCGCCGCCCTGGTCCGGCGTCCCGAAGACAGAGGCGTAGCCCGCGATCACCGCGTCCTCGCCGACCTCCGGCACGGTCTCGAAGCGGCAGAATTTTCGCTCGAGCTCCGGGATATAAGTATCCGAAATCATGTATTACCCCCCTTCAGGGCCCCATTTCGAGGATCGCCAGGACCCCCCGCGTCAGGATGAAGGCGACGACACCGAAGACCGCCAGCCAGAGCCGGCGCTCCAGCCGCTCCAGCATCGTCTCGATCGCCTGAAGCCGGCGTTCGAGCCCGGCCCATCTCTCGTCGAGCACCCGTTCGTTGGCCTCCACGCGCGCCGCGGTGTCGAACGGCTCGTAGAGGAAACGCGATCCTCCCCGTGCGCGCAGGGTCATTCATCCTCCGGCACCGCCGGCAGGCCCAGCAACCGGCGTTTCTCGGCATCGGTCAGGAACGCCGCGCCCGTGACCCGCGCCCATTGCGCGTCGCGCTCGGCGGCCAGCGCCGGCACCGCGTCCAGGTCCGGGTGCAGCTCCAACGCGCCCCCGGCGAACCCCGAAAGCCAGTGCGACACCGCCGCCGTGACCCGCGTGGCCAGCGGCAGCACCGTCAGGCGGTAGAAGGCCCTGTTGGCCTCCTGGTAGTTGGCGTAGGTCGCGTCGCCCGGCAGACCCAGCAGCATCGGCGGCACGCCGAAGGCCAGCGCGATCTCGCGCGCCGCGGCCTCCTTGGTTTTCTGGAATTCCATGTCCGCGGGCGAGAAGCCCATCGGCTTCCAGTCNAGCCCGCCTTCCAGCAGCATCGGGCGCCCCGCATTGGCGGCGCCCTGGTGATGGGCAGCCATTTCATCCTGGAGCCGGATGTACTGCGCCTCGCTCAGCGCGCCCTGCCCGTCGCTGCCGCGGTAGACGATCGCGCCCGAGGGCCGCGCGGCATTGTCCAGCAGCGCCTTCGACCAGCGGCTGGCCGCGCTGTGCACGTCCAGCGCCGCCGCCGCCGCCTGCATCGGCGAGAGCCCGTAATGGTCGTCCTGCGGATGAAAGCTGCGGACATGGCAGACCGGGGTGCCCGCGGTCATGTCGAAACGATGCTTGCGCCCGCCCACGGCGTATTCATAGGCCACCGGCCAGCCGTCCGGGCCGGGCACGAGGCTCATCCGGTCCGACCGCAGCACATGCAGCTCCGCGGGGACACCGTCGGGCCCGACCGCCTCGATATAGCCGTTCCCGGTCAGCAGGAGCTGCCCGTAGAGCGCTTCGAGCAGGTCGGCCCGGCCCTGGGCCGGGTTTGGCCGCGCCAGCAGCGTCAGCATCGGATGGGTGTCGTAGCGCCGTTCCGCGTCCTGCAGCACCAGCGGCAGCGCCGCGGCCGCCTCGGCGATCAGCTTCACGCAGCGAAACCCCACCGGGTTGCCGGTAAAGCCCGTGCGCGTCAGCGAGACCGTGTCGCGGGGCGACCACGCCACCCGGCCGCTGCCCGGCCAGGCCAGCACGGCCCCGGTGGCGGACGCCTTCCGCTCCGGCACCGCCTCTGGCGCGGACCGGCGAAATAATTGCCTAAGCATAGAGGCTTGTCTCCTTGTCTTCAGGCTTCAGAGCGGGCGCATCTGCGGCCGGCGCCAGCTTGCCGCCGGCTCGATCATCAGGTCGGTCAGCGCCCAGACCAGCGCGTCGACGCGGTCCGGGCTGCCCGCGCCCTCGTAGCCGCGGATCGTCATCCGGCACATCTGATCCTCCAGCGCGGCGAGCCCGGGCAGATGCGCGACGCGGCCCTGTTCGTACAGGGCGGCGACCGGCTCGGCGCGCGCGGCCTTGCCGCGGGCGGCGCGGACCGCCCGGAACGGCACGAGCGGGTCGATCTGCCGGATCACGCTCTCGACCAGGTCGCCGCCCTGGTTGACCTCGGCCACCAGCCGGTCCGCCCCGTGGCGCGCCATCGCGGCGATCGCCGCCTCGGCCCAGTCCCGGGGCGATGCCCCGGCGAGGCTCGCATCCTCCAGCACCACGGCGCGCCAGTCGCCCGGCGGCCCTTCGGTCAGCGCGCCGGCCACGACGATTCCGCAGGCATCAGAACCGGCGCCGCCCGTCACCGGCGGGTCCACCGCCACCACCACGCGGCTGAGCGCCGGTGCCTCGGGCAGGCGGCAGGCCTCGAGCCCGGCTGTGGTCCAGAACGCGCCCTCGGCCTCTTCGAGCAATTCGCCATCGAGTTCCTGCCGGCCGAGGCGCGTGCCGCCGTATTTCGCCCGCACCGCCGCGAGGAAGGAGTCGGCCAGGAAGGCGCGGTTGGCCTCGGTCGGGGCCGAGGTGACGACGGTGTCGGCGGCCTTCAGCAGCTCCTTCAGCACACCCACATTGCGCGGTGTCGTGGTCACCACCTGGCGCGGATGGGTGCCCAGGCGCAGGCCGAACTGCAGCATGTCCCAGGCCTCGCGCCCCTTTTTCCATTTCGCCAATTCGTCCACCCAGGCGGCGTCGAACTGGGGGCCGCGCAGGCTTTCGGGCTCGTGCGCAGAGAAGGCCTGCGCGATGGCCCCGTTCGGCCAGACCAGCCGCCGGCGCGTGGCTTCCCATTGCGGGCGCCGGTCCGGCGGCGCACAGGCGAGGATCCCGCTCTCGCCGAAGACCATCACCTCGCGGACCTGGTCGAGCGTCTCGCCCACCAGCGCGACCCGGCGCGCGGCCCCCACGTCCAGGGGCCGCGCGCCTTCGACCTGGGCGCGCACCCACTCGGCCCCGGCGCGGGTCTTGCCCGCCCCGCGCCCCCCGAGGATCACCCAGCTCTTCCAGTCGCCCTCGGGCGGCAGCTGATGATCCAGCGCCCAGAATTCGAAGATGTAGGGCAGCGCGAGGATGGCCTGTTCGCTCAGCCCTTCAAGAAACGTCTCCGCCGTTTCCGGCGGCGCGGAGGCGAGCCAGGCGGCGCCCGATTTCAGCGCGCGCCGCGTCGAAGTCGATGGCATATCCGTCGGCGGCGCCCCGTTCTGCCTTGCAGCGCTCTTCAAGTTTCTGTTCCTCCGCGACAGCCGTGTTCAGGGCCCGCAGCAATTCGCGCCGCACCCCTTCGAACCCGGCGACCGTCTTGGGGTCGCCGGCTTGCAGTTTCTCGAGGAGATCGTTCATCTCCGCGTTCATGCGTCTGAATTGCGATCGCGCCGTCGTCAGAAGACTGTCTGACGGCGCATCCTCGCCGGACCGATCGAATGACATATACGCCTAGGCCTGCCTCTCATGCTCCTCCGCACGAGCGAAAGGAAAGGCGGCCGCGGGGTCGCCCCCGGGCCGCCTGCCCATTTCTGCCAGCTTGCCCAAAGCTATACTCCGGACCGCGCGCAAAGTCAAGAAGTTTATTGTTAACAAAGGGTTAACGTAAAATCTACTCGCCGTTCCGACGCTCTGCCTCGATCTGGCGCCAGCGCGCGACGTTGCGGTTATGCTCGGCGAGCGTCTCGGCGAAGGCGTGCCCGCCGCTGCCATCCGCCACGAAGTAGAAATAATCCGTCTGGGCCGGGTTCACCGCCGCCTCGATCGAGGCGCGGCCGGGATTGGCGATCGGTGTCGGCGGCAGCCCGTAGATCACGTAGGTNTTGTAGGGCGTGGCCCCGCGCAGCTCGCTCTGGCGCAGACCGCGGCCCAGAACGCCCTCGCCCCCGGTAATGCCGTAGATCACCGTCGGGTCGGTCTGCAGCCGCATGCCGGCCTCCATCCGGTTGACGAAGACCGAGGCGACCTGGCGGCGCTCATAGGGCACGCCGGTCTCCTTCTCGATGATCGAGGCCAGGATCAGCGCCTCCTCGGGCGTGTCGACGGGCAGATCGGCCTGCCGCAGCGCCCAGACCTCTTCGAGGATGCGGTCCTGCGCGGCGCGCATGCGCGCGAGGATCTCCGCGCGGTCGGCCCCGCGGCGCACCTCGTAGGTCTCGGGCGCGAGCCGGCCCTCGGGGGGAACATCGGGCACCGCGCCCGACAGGAAATCGGCCTGGCGCAGCGCGTCGGTCACCTGCCAGCTGGTCGTCCCCGGCGCCACCGTGANNCGGTAGGCCACGGCGTCCCCCGAGCCTTCGACCGCGGCATAGGCCTCCGGCACCGGCTCGCCCGGCGCGAAGGCGGCCAGTTCCTCG